CAACGATGACGACAGACTCAGTTAAGTCGATGGAGGGGATTGACCTTTGCTGGGTTGAGGAAGCGCAGACGGTTATCAAGAATTCTTGGGATGTCTTGATTCCGACGATCAGGAATGTTGATTCGGAGATATGGGTTACGTTTAATCCTTCGTTAGAATCGGATGATACTTATCATAGATTTGTGACGACGCAAAGGGAAAACGCTTATGTGGTTAAGTTGAATCACTCCGACAATCCATGGTTTCCGTTTGTTTTGGAGCAGGAGCGCCTTCTTTGCAAGGCTACCGACCCCGACAATTACGAGAATATTTGGGAAGGCGCTTGCAAGCCTGCCGTTGCCGGGGCGATTTACTTCAAGGAGATCAGGAAGGCTGAGGATGAAGGTCGGATTTGCAACATTCCATACGACCCGATGTTGAAGGTTCACGTTGTGGTTGATCTTGGCTGGAACGATGCCATGTCGCTGATATTGGTGCAGAAACATATCTCTGAGAAGCGGATTATCGAGTACATTGAGGATGTTGGGAAGACGCTTGATTACTACTCTGCCATTTTGAAGGAGAAGCGGTTTAATTGGGGGAGGATGTGGTTGCCTCATGACGGCTATTCCCGTGATTTCAAGACCGGAAAATCCACCGAGGAGATAATGAGGAAGCTCGGCTGGGATGTTCCCGAGAAGGAAGAGATAACCATGCTTGGGATTGAGGATGGGATACGTTTTGCGAGAATGTCTTTTGGTTCCGTTTATTTCGACAAGGTGAAGGCGTTTGGGCTTGTTGAGCACCTGAAGCGGTACAAGCGGGTTCTCAGTAGGGAGGGGATTCCCGGCGGGCCGTCGCATGATGATGCAAGCCATGGAGCGGATGCGTTTCGTTATATGTGTTTGAACGCGGACAAGATGGTTAATGAGGATAATGTAAAGAAGATGTTTGTATGTCATCAGGGGTATGATGTTCTTGATGAAGTGGTTGGATATTAGGAGTCGATATGGATGCCGGCCAGGTCGTGTTTGTAGGGGATGAAGAAGGCGATGAGCCCAAAGAGAATGACGTCATAAAACTTTTGGGCGACGCGCTTTTATCTAAGCGTGACGAGGCGGTAAAGTTTCGTGCGTCCAGTGGCGTTGAGCACCGGTGGAGTGTTGCAGAAGAGACGATCAACAGTGAATTGCCTACAAGAAGCAGGGCGATAGATTACGCTATAGGCGAGGGGAAAACGCAAACGAGCGGCCCTAAAAGATCGAAGGTTGTCATAAATGTGATTCGTGGGAAATGTGAGACGGCGGAAGGGCGTTTTGCTGGTATTCAGATGCCGATTGATGACAAGAATTGGGGGATGAGGCCGACGCCGGTTCCGGAACTCATTCACGCGATGAAAGATGGCAGACCGGCTGCGACAAGAGAGAATGTACCGATTGTCCGTCCCGACGGTGCTCCGGTGAGAATATCCGATGTCGCGAAAAACGACAAGGAAGCCGCTATTGAAGCAATGAAGGGGATGGAAGGAGAGATTGACGATCAGTTGAGTGAGTGCCGGTTTAATGACGAATGCCGGAAAGCAATAAGGAACTCAGTCCGTCTCGGCACGGGGATTTTAAAAGGCCCGAATGTTATCAAGCAGTTGAAACATTCCTGGACGAAAGAGGAAGGGATGATGGTGTCGAAGATCAGTGAGTCATTCCGTCCGATGTCGAAGAGCGTGTCCCCGTGGAATGTCTATCCTGACCCCGAATGTGATGAGAATATCAGAAGCGCATCTTATATCTGGGAGAGAAGTGAGATACTTCCTCGGAACATTCGGATGCTGATTGGCGTGCCCGGGTATCTCACCGACCAGATCATGAAGATTCTTAAAGAAGAGCCTATTCATACCGTTGCCACGGAAAACGGGCCTAAGAGTCTCGTCACGATAAAGAACTCTTATGAAATGTGGGAGTATTACGGCGATCTGTCAAAGTCGGATATTGAAGCCCTTGGGGTAAACACCGATTCTGCGGAGTCGGAAACTGTGTCGGCATGTGTCGTGTTTGTGAATGATAGACCAATTAAGGCCGTTTTGAACACCCTTGACACTGGCGAGCTTCCTTACGATTTTTTCCAATGGACTACCGCCGGCAATTCGCCCTGGGGGCTGGGGATTCCCGACATTGCCTTATGGCAGCAGCGGGTGCTTACCGCCGCGTGGCGGAGCATGATGGACAATGCCGGCGATTCTTCCGGGTCAAATATTGTCATTGGCGAGGGCATTGAGCCTGACGATGGGAAGTGGGAAATTACCGGGAAGAAGATATGGCGTGCGACTGGAGAGATTGAGGATGTTCGCGCCGCCTTCGCGCAGTTCCAGCCGCTGAGTTATCAACGGGAGCTTCAGAATATAATTGAGCTGGCATTGAGATTTATCGACATGGAGACATCTTTGCCGATGATGTTCCAAGGTGAAAAGGGGGAAATGCCCCGCACGCTCGGCGCCACCAACATACTCGTTGATTCAAACAACGTCGCCCTCAGATCGCGGGTGAAACTATGGGATGACTTTATCACAAGGCCGCACATATCCCGGTATTATAACTGGAATATGCAGTACAGCGACAACGAGAAGATCAAGGGCGACTATCTGGTTGATGTAAGGGGTGCATCGGTATTGTTTGAAAAAGACCAACAGATAAGTTCGCTGCTGAATCTCATGCAATTCAAGGCCGACCCGGACATCAACAAGTTGGTGGATTGGCAGAAGGCTATCAAGCAGTTATTCACCGCCATGCGCCTTGATGTGTTGAAGGAGCAGGAGGACATTGAGGAGCCGCCCCCAGCCCAGGAAGAGCCGCAGATTGTCACCGCCAGGATCAAGGCCCAGGCGGAGATAGAAAAAGCGAAGATGTCACAGCAGGCGTTGATTGAAGAAATACAGCTCAAGCGCGAGGCGGCCATCATGGAGTTGCAGGAGAAGGCTCGCGACGCGGAGGCGGAGCGAATGCACGCAAAAGAGATGAAGGCCGTTGATTTCAAGATAAAGCAGATGGAATACGCGAGTGCGTCCGGAATATCGCTTGAAAAGATTAAGGCTGAGTTAAGCATAGGCGCGGCCAGGATCGGGTTGCAGCGGGAGCTTTCATCTTCCAGGGCGACCGGGCCGCAAGTCCTCAAGCCGGAAGTGGAACCTGCCGGGATAGCCTCACAGGGCAGGAGTTTTACGGAGTGATGAATGATGTTTGATTTCCTTAAAAAAATAACGCCGCCATACGAGGCCAAGCTTTCGGTTGGGACTATTGATGCGTATATCGATACTGCATCACCGACATGGAGGTATGTCGAGAAGTGGGCGATGGAGCAGCTTGAATCCAGTCGGCTGGAAAATGATTTTCAAAGACTCACAGAGCTGAAGACGGCGGCCCTTCGCGGAAAGATAAAGCTATTGAAACATTTGATTTCATTGCCGACAGGCGTTGTAAGGGATGAAGAGTAATATTTCAAGGAGCCGCGCAAGCGCCTCATATTTCGCCCTCCTTTAAAGCAGGGGAAAGGAAAAGCAGCGATGGAAGCAGAACAAGTGGAAACAGAGGTTACAGCGGAAGAAAGGGCAGAGATGTGGGAAGCGATATCTGAAGGCAATGAGCCTTCGGAACCGCAGGAAGATGTTTCCACGGAAGCCAACGGGGAAGAATCACCCGTGGTTGAAGACCCGTGGGCGGCAGTCCCGCATGCAATCAGGGAATCCTTCGACAGTATGGCGGCCAAAGTCGAATCGTTTGACGCGATGGCTTCAAGGCTGAAACAGGCGGAAAGCCGAATAGGGGCGTTGCAGAACAAGCTCACGCAAGCGGCGCCCCCCGAGCCGACTCCTGAAGAGAAGCGGAGAGCCGCCGAAGATGAAATGAAGTGGCAGACATTGAAAGAAGATTTCCCTGAATGGGCGGACGAGATGGAACGCCGGTTTGCCAAGACCGACAACGCACTAAAAGTTCAGCGCGAACAGCACGAACAGACGGAAAACATGCTTAGGCGCGAAGTCAAAGAGATGGAAGACAATTTGGCCTTGAGGATCGAAAAGTCATCTCTCGCTCAAAAATATCCTGATTGGGAAGAAATTGTCAGGATGGAGGAATACCAGCAATGGCTTGAAGTACAGCCGCCAGAGATTAAGAGGAAAACCGGCAGCGAGTTTGCGAAGGACGCGATAAGCGTTCTTGACAAGTTTGCAAAAGAGAAACTTCACAAATCCCCAGCTTCTATCGCTGAAGAAAGGAAGCAGCGCCTTAGCGCCGCCGTCCTTGTCAACGGCTTCTCCGCCAAGGCATCCAAGTCAGAGCGCGACATGACTGAAGATGAGTACCGGGAGAGCCTTGCGAGCGAGTTATGGCCGGGGTCTAAAAAATAAGGAGATAAAATTATGGCAACACAAAATTACGATACAGTTCCCCAGCGAGTATTGGTTAATGCGGAATTGAAACTTCTCAAACACGTCGAGAGCATTCAGGTTCTTGGCAAGTTCGGAGACCAGAAAGAGCAGCCGTTGAATAAAAGCGATACCATCGTTTTCAGGCGGCTTAAACCCTTCAACGCCACCGCCGCCGGAGTTCCCAATATTGACGCGGCCAGCTTTGTCGTTGCGGAAGGGGTTACACCGAACGCCAACACCATCGACTATACCGATGTCACGGCAACCCTGAAACAGTACGTTGTACTTTTCAGGTTTTCAAACAAAGCGCA